TTGATAGTCTCTTCAAGGTCTTTATAACCCTTCTTGAGTTCCTTAGCTTTAGTTTGAACGTCAGTAATTCTATTTAAACGAAACTCTTCTTCTATTGGTTGGGTGCATGTAGGGCATGATACATTATCTTTAAAGAACTTATGTTCTTTGGTAAGAGTTGTTACTTTATTAGATAATTTACCCTTTAAATTGTTAAGCTTTAGTAACTTTTTTCCTGCACCCGTTACCTTCTCTTGAGTCTTTACTAGGTCAGAAACCTGATGATCAAGTTCTTCATTAACTGTAACATATTTGTCAGTTTCAATAATTAAATTATTAATTTTATCTTTACTAATTGTAATATCAGTCTTTCCCCTCTCCTCTAATTCTTTGATAAAATTCTTTTGCATTGTCATTTTATCCTTTAAATTGTCTTTCTTAAGATCAAGAGATCTAACCTTTTCCTTCTTCTCTCTGATCTGATCTTTAATTAGATTATTCATCGCAGAAAAAATACGTATATCTAATAAGTCTTCAATCACTTCTCTTCGATTCGAACCACTAAGTTGCATAAATGGCACAAACGTACTACTACCAAGTATCACAATTTGTGTGAATGATTTATAATTAACCTTTAGTATATTCTCTTCAAGTATTTTCTGGTTTGATCTATCATCTGCCTGTCGATGCATCTTATTTCCATTGACTTCAATATCGAATATGTTTGGTTTCATTCCTCTACGAACTACATAGTCTCTATTGTTCACAGAAAATTCTAACTCTACAAGACAATCTCTTTCATTCACAGTATTCATCAACTGTGATTTGTTTATCTTACGAAAAGGTTTATTAAACAAAGCAAATGTCAAAGCATCCAACATTGTAGATTTACCAGAACCATTTGTCCCAATTATCAAATTGGTATTCTTCTCTAAGAAATTTATTTCATTCCAATAATCTCCTGTAGAAAGAAAATTCTTGTACTTTATTTGTTTGAAGGTAATCATTTTTTAGGTGGAATAATAATATCGTTAGGTGTAATTACTGCGTACTTGTAATTATTAATTTTGCATGTTTTTAATGCAAGGTCATCGTCAATTTCAACAACTACCATTTCTTTATTTTCATCTTCCTCTAACATCATAGCATATCTTGTAGCATCGTCTTCCTCTTGAAATAAAAACAAAACAAGGTTGCCATGCTGATCATCTACAGCATAGACTCCCTCTTCCCTTTTATTTTTGAGTGTAAGAAGAAACATTACTCTACCTCACAGGCTTGTCGATAAAGGTCTTGAAAAATATTTTTAATAATATTCTTATCAAACTCAATATCAGATTCTTCAATGTAACGATTCAATATTGAAATTGTACTCTCTTCTTCCTCTATTTCAAAACTCTCACTTTCTTCAATAACAAAATTTTCAATAATTTTTAAATCCTGTATGCCAGAGGAATAAAGTTTATCAATAAATTTCTCAAAGTTCTTGGGATCAGATTTTTTGCGAACAATTAGTTTAACAATTTTATTTTTATATTCAGTCGTATTAAATAATTTATAATTAGTATCTTCATAATATATGTTATAGAATAATTTATAAGGATTGTTAACTGGAGTGTGAGTAAGGGTATCCGTATCAAAAATATGAAAACCTCTTGTATCATTTACGTCATTCCAATACATTTCATATGGATTACCTAAGTAATGTATCTTTCCGTTCGTTGATCTGGTATGAAAATGTCCAGAATAAACAGTATCAAACTTATCAAAAATATCAACCTCCATTCCAGTCTCCATCATATGTCCACGAGTAGCTCTGAATCCATTCAGTTCAAGATGACCCATGGCAACTTTGCTTTTAGAATTTTTGATAAGACTTATTGAATCATCATAGTTCTCAGAATTAATCCACGGTAGAAGTAATATGTCTAACCCATCTACATTGATTTCAGTTGCTTTCGAAAACGTTGATATATTTGAATAGTCGTTTAACAAAAGTTCTGGTGAGTTTACATAATTAGTATTTTTATAATAACAATCATGATTACCAGTAATTGCATAGACCTTATACTTTCTCATTGGATCAAAGACTACTTTCTTCGACCACTCTAAACTCTGATAATCGATTGATTTACGACTATCAAATATATCTCCCATGTGAATTATGGTATCTATGCCTTCTTTCTCTAAAGTGGGAAAGAATACGTTATCATAAAATAACTTAAAATAGTCATGAAGATGAGTAGACCCTTTACGTGCACCGTAATGGGTATCTGTAATTATGGCAACTTTCATCGGTTATTATTACGATACTGAATATTATCTTTAATCGTATTATATTCTGAACTGCTACCTGACATTGCATTTTCGTCAACCATCATGACTTCATCAAATCCACTTCTCTCAATTATCTTTGTTTTAATATCCAATTGTTTCTTTTCTTTTTGAATTCTTCTAAGAAAAGCATAGTGTATGACCTGTGTAAAATAAGCAAAAGGATTCTTAGATTTCTCAGGATCAAAGTTGTGTATGTACTGAACACAATTTTCAATCCCATCAGATATCATGTCCTCACGAAACATGTAATTAACAAAGTTCGGTTTATACGACAAATGAGTTGCGATCTTCAAGAAACAAGAACCAAGGTAATTTGAAATAGGGGGTTTACCCTCCCATGGTCCTGACTTGGGTGGATCTTGATCATACTTCTTAATATAGTCACTCTTAGCAATTAATACCTTTGATCTGTAAACAGTTATAGCCTGTAACAACTCCTTGTTATTTACATAATGTTCGGACTTTTTTCTAGGCATAACGTTTTATCTTTTTTCATAATAATATTATAACATATTTTGGATACTTGACAAGTAGTGTAAATATGTGTACAATAACTCTGTAAGGGTTGAAAGGGATATAATATAACTAAGTTTCTTTATTAAGCTTAAAAGTCTTTTCTAGATTTCTACGAGCATCTTCAACTGAGGAAATGTAACCCATTTGAGAATTTGGTTTCATAAGACCGTTTTCTTTATATACGGGGTCGTCCTCGTTTAGATAGTGATTATATACGTTAATTAGTTTTTTATCATTTGATTCTGTCATTGTAATGACTTTATCAAGTCTAATTATAAAAATATCTTCATCTGGTAATTCCATCCAAGGTTTAACTTTTATAAAAGTTCCATTGGGATTTGCAACTGTCCACATGATAACAGGGTTTTGAAGGACAATTACTGTATCTGCATCATGTTCATCATCCACTAGAATAAGTGAGAAGATTTCTTCCCCAGAAACTAACTTAAGTATTGCGTAAAATTCTTCTCCCATTATACTAGGTTATAATTTACAATGCATCTATTATTATTTATAGGTTGTTCAGCAGTGTGATAGTAAGATCCATCAAATAAAACAACTCGACCTTGCTTTGGAGTAATTTTCTTTTGAATTGTGTATTGGTCAGATTGTTTTTGTTCTCGGTATAAGATGGTATCACCATCACTGTCACAAACATAATACAACATAACAAAATGTTTTTCAATAGAATCTATATGAGGTGTATCAACCATGCGGTCTTTTAAATTTAGTGGTAATTGTAAAAATGAACGACCTTCTAGTACATTTACATTTGTTATCCCAATCTGAAAACAACAATATTGAATCATTTTAATAAACAAATTGTGATATTCACTATTCTGATTACGTTCTTTTACTAAAAGATGCGTGAAAGCAGATCTTTTTTGTTTACTACCATCACTATTTGTAATATCTTCAATAAAAAACCAAGGGTAAGTATTTGAGAATAAGATTTCTTTAATTTGTTCTTGGTAATCTTTGTCAATAAGTTCATCAAAAATATGAATCATATTATTTTTTAAGTGGTATGTTAACTATATCATAATCAAAATTCTCCTCATTATAAATTTTGATTCTTTCAATCAGATGATTGAGCGTGTAATTTTTTCGAGATTTATAACTAATATCATCAGCAATATCATAAAGAGTTGCTCTTGTCTTTTGATTACCTTTTCTTAGAACTCTTCCGATAGACTGTAAATTACGTATTCTTGATTTTGAGGGGGAGGCAAAAATTATGTTGTGTAAATTTTTGATATTAATCCCAGTGGAAAAAGTCCCGTACGAGGCAACGATAATAGCATCATTCTCCTTTTCAGTGATTTCTCGAACCTTTTCCCTGTCCTCGGTTTCCACTCCACCATGAATAAAAAAGACATTTCGACTCTCAATAATGTTACTATTATTTATCAAATTGTAAAGAGGTTCTCCATGTTTTTCAACTCTTGCAAACAGTATCAAAGTATTGCCTTTGAGATCG